ATGTGCAGCATAAGAGAAACCACCGATACCTGCAAAAGTATCAAGAATTTTTAAAGTTTCTATCAAAATTCCATCTGATTCAGATCTGGAGCATCTTCAATTTTTAAGGGTGAAAAGCTTCCAAATAATCCATAGTCACCATTTCTGCCTTTACAGTAAAGCATAATGCATGGTTTTTCACTACTCTTTCCAATTTTTGGATCATATACTTCTTTAGAAACTTGTTTTGTATTTACAAGATTTGTAAGATGCTCAATTAATGAAGTAACAGATTCAACAGGTACTTGAATTGCAAGTAGTGGTTCATTAGGGTTTTCTTCATTGAATTTGTTTTTTCCAACAGACCATTTGATTGGAAGAGGTAAAGCAAAATTAGGCATTTGTAAAATAATTTTGAAGGACAGTTTTAATAAATTGATTGGGAGGAACATTATTGTCTTTGCAATATGTTCTTATTTGTTTTGCAAGAAGATCATCTGTACGAATTGAAAAGATGTTTCTGTTGTAATCTTTATGGCGATCTAGCTTGCGTTCGTGAAGTTGATTGAGAACTTGTCTCCCTGCAAATTCTGCTTCTTCTTGAGTCATAGAGTTGAATCAATTTCATTTATTAGAAGTGTAAGGAACTGACCTTGTTCCGCAGTTCTTATATCAGCAGGGCCAATCTTTTCAGATGTAATCCCAAACTGAGATTTGTACTTGTTAAGAACATCATCTTTTTTCTTGGGATACTTTTCAGATAAGTTCATAATCTTCTGCACTACAGCTTCTAAAGCAGGTTGTGCTATAGGCTTACCATAATCTTTATCTTCTATGGATTCAACAGGTTCGGGTTCTTGTTTAGGTTTTGTAGGAGTTCTTGTAATACCTTTCTTTGGTTCGGGTGTGACCTGTTTTGCTTCATCGATTTCAATCTGTGCCCAAAGTTCATAAGCTAAACCAAAAGTAAAACAAGCACAGGCACAAAGACATCTACGATGTGAGTTTTGAAAGTTAACAGAAGAAATCTTTTGTAAAGGTCTATTTGCGTTATCTGTTATTGCAAAAGGAAAAAGAGTAGTTTTGACACTTGTATCGATGTGTTCAAAATATCCCATAAGAAATCCAGATCCATCAGGAGCTTGAAAAATATAAGATGATATACCTTCTTCAGAAGTAGATTTATCAAGACAGAACTGCCAACCAGGAGCGTGTTCTCTCAGTATCTGTGCAGTTTTAGCCCAAGCGACATAATCAAACTTCATCTTTTTATAGATGTCAGTAGTTTTGATTACCCCAGCTAGATTAGGCAGAGTTGTGGTGGTCATGTTTAATTAGTATTAGTATACTAATAGTATACTAATCACAAATAGAGGATATTGCAATATATGCACCAGGCAATTCACCTTTATTTACATATCTTTTCTTAGTATTTAGTTCAACAACAAGAGAATCATCTTCCAATATACTTCCTCCCGCACTGACAGATAATCCATCCAAAGTAGATCTTGCCACTTTATCAATATCCCCATTTATTCTACTTATGCAATGTTTAGGTGCTGAATCTTTTAACAAATGTGCAAATTGACCTGTTCTATAATGAGAGATTGGTCTTGGAAACATAAATTCTATATCAACTTTTACAGGAAAATTTATTGCTCCACTGTCGTAAGATTCAAGTGCAGCTTTTTCTACATTTTTTCTCCAAGGTTTTACTTTTTTAGAGGATTCCATCATTGCACCATATTTTGTCATAGTTTTAGATCCTTGAGGAGCAGGGATTCCAACAACCCTTATTGTTATTTCATTCATGCTGCGTTTCCTAGTACAAAAACTGGTTGATACCATCGCATTTTACGTTCCTTACGTTTAGCTCCTTTCAATACTGTATGCCAATGGCCTCTTCGCCAATGTGGTCTTAACTTTCTTTTACTTCCACTAACAACCAAGAACTCCTCATCTTGTTTAGGTTTTAGTTTGACAACCCTTGTTGTAAAATCTTTTCCTACCCAACAAATAGCTCTTGGTTTGATATCACTCTGTACTTTATATTTTTTTTGTAAAGGTACAATTTTTGATGGGATATATTCTTCAGTAATAATATCTGGCTGTTGATTCATTAATAAAAGCAGATTTACAACTGTCTTAAAATGATCTTGTATTATGTGATCTTCTACCTCTGTAAATTGCAGTATTTTAAATATTTTTAGATTTTTCCAATTGAATGCGTAATAATAAATTTTATTTGGTTCTATAACAAAATTTACATATACATCAAATTTGTATTTTGGGTTTATCAACATATCTTTAGCATCATTTATTCCCCATTTATGACATTCAATAAATGAATATTTGATCTCATTTATTTTATTTGAATGCAATAAAAAGAAACTTGGATTAACTACGTTTGGACTTTCTGTAAGTTGTAAATTATCGATATTTGTATTTATCAATGAATTACACAAATCATCTTTCAAATAGTAAGCAGGAGAGTCATAGATATATTGTTTACTTCTATGCTTACAGTTGATATGTTCTCTTGCAAGGTCTTGCCAGGAATAAAAGTTTTGAGGTGATTTGTATTTATATAAGAACTGCCCTCTGGTAATTTTTGGTTTAGTTTCAAGTACAACTTCTTTTATTTCAGTTTTCTCTTTTTTACGTTTTTCTGCGAAAGCATCACTTAGATCTTTTCTTCTTTTTTGATTATTTATTTTTGGTAATTCATTTGGATCATTAACAGTTACCCACTTATCTCCCACTTTCATCTTTAGATTACCTGTATTTGGATGAATCCATAAGTCACCTTCTTTTGCATCTCCTCTACGTTCAACTATCTTTCTTTCATTAGTTTCTTCTTCGACAGTATAAAGATTTGAGTCTTCTGTATTAAAAAATAATTGACCTGCCGTTTTTCCTTCTTCATATTGCCTTTTTTCTTCAGTATTAAGAACTGCTGTTCTTAGATTAGATAATGTCTCTTTTTCTTTATCAGTAATATCTTGCTCTTTACCTCTTAATTTTCCCCCTCTTCTTTTATATTGATTTTTTATCCATACCGAAGCATAGTTTGAAGGATAAGGTTTGAATTTATTTTTTGCTTGATTTTTAATTTTTTTAAAAAGATTTTTATCAAGACATTTACTTCCAAAATTTTTTAAAAAAGCTTTATTATCATAAAAATCTGGGTGTCTTTTTTCATAGTATTCATCTAATTTTTTTTTATATTCTTTTTTAGGTATTCTTTTACCTTTTTCAAACTCTGATGGTTTTGGCATCTCTAATTAAATAATAGATATATGTATATATAAATATACATCAAGATGCATTATCTTTCAAGTTCTCTTATGCGTCTTTGAATATCATCAAATGCTACAACATAATCTTTGTCACTAATTTCTCTTTGAAACCACTGCCATTCAAGTGTTGCAATTTCATTCTGTAATTTTGCTATCAAATATTTTTTTCTCCGATCAAGTTCTCTATAAAAACATTTCATTTTTTCATCCATTTTCTTTTAATTTTGTTGTTTAGTTGTTCTTTTTTGATTGTTGTTAATTTAAAAAAAAGAACATCAAGATCATCAATTATATTGTCAAATTCTGCATGATCCGACATCTCCAATGATCTCTGAAAGTTAACAATAGAAGCTCTGATAAGTTTTAAGTCTCTACCTGAGACATCAAGTATATATCTCATTCTTTACCCCAATCCATATCTTCATCTGGTATTTCTTCCCATTTTTCATTGTTCCAAATTTTTGGATTGCTTGTTCCTAATGGATCTATCCACATAGTCCCTTCTGGTATTTCATTATTTTGTGCCTTATTCCATACGTTAGGCAAATTGTTTTTTTTAGTCATCGTTTAGTCCACTCCGAGATAAGTTTTCTAAGCTCCTCAATACGTTTCTGAGCAGCTTCTATTCTTTCTTTTTTTGTCATGTCTTTATAGTTTCATGTGGATATTTAAAAAGTATATTATTCATTGCCTTAGTCAATTCCATTGCTATTTTAAAATTTTTCTTTCTTAAATCTTGTGCTTTTTTTGATTCTTTTCCAATACTTGGTTTTTTTGGAGAATTAGAATAAATGTAATTAGAAGCAACTATAAAAGCTCTAATGATTTGATTAAAATCATCATCGTCAATTTTCAAATTATAAATAATTTTTGAATTTTCTTTTGTCATCAGAACAATTCCTGTTTAGCTTCAAACTTTTCCCATGCTTCCTGCCATGCATCTAAACATCGCTGTACAGGTTGATCTTCATTCAACATACACTTGCCTTTATATGCCCAGATAGTATTACAGATATCTGGCTCTATATCACAATTTAATTTCAACATTTCGATGTAGCAACCTAATTGTTTATCTGTTCTGTAAGGTTCTCTCCAACCAGTTCTTTTTTTAAAATCATATCTTGTATCTCCTTTAGTCTTAAGGTCAATCAATCTAATCTTCTTAGCTTTTGTATCGTATCCAATAAGATCAAGTTGACCTCCCACATCCTTACCAGGATTGCTCATCATATACTCGACACCCATAGGTTCAAAATGTGCGAATAGTTCCAGCTCAAACAATGGGATAGCCCATTCTTCATAATCACCCATATCAATATCATCAGCACCTAACATCTTCTGTTCTAGGCAACTATGAACAGTTTCACCTCTTGGTTGCCAGATGTGTCTTGTATGTTCAATACTTTCCTTTGCTTTTTCATCAAGCTCATTACAGACCATAGTGGTTGAATACTTAAGCCATTTGTTTGACTTCTCACAGAAGTATTTATGTGTGGCTTCATGTCTGAAGATAGGAAGTTTAGGAAGTTTCTGAATAGTTTTCATGATTAATTAAAAATGTGTTGGTAAATCTTTTGGGTTTGTTAATTCTACTTTTTCTTCAGCTGGGGGTGGTTTAGGTTCTTCAACCCTAGCAAGATTTTCAAACTTGACACCTCGGTAACCTCGAATATATAAAGGATGCCCGTTACAGGTATCAACAACTTCTTTCCATTGAGGACTAGGCTTGTCCAGGTCTTCTAATGTCCAGTACTTTTTTTTAATTCCATCTTTCAGAAGTTTGATTACCGATATGCGATCAAATACTTTTTCCATTATTTTTCCTCCAAAGGTATCAATTTATAATTAGATACTATATATTTTGCATATTCATTTCTGACATCTGTTAAAGAAAGTTCAAGCTTTACATATATTATCTTTAATAAACCTGGCCCACCTTTGCATTTTGCTATAGCTGCTCTAGGAGGTAAATAATGAGGTGGTAAATTATTGCTTACTAGAAATGTATATATCTTTTGGTTTAATGTCATACCTTCTTTTGTCATTTCTATAGCAGTACATAACATCGCAACATATTCAGACTCTTCTCTATGCGGTGTAAGGTATTTTAAAATTTCTTTCCATTTATACTTTGGCAAGTCAAGACTAAGTTGCATTATTTTTCCTCCTTTTTTAAAGTTTTGATTTCTGAAAAAATAGTTTTATGCTTTTTATTTCTTTTTCTAGGTCTAAACATTCTACTTTTTCCATAAACTCCTAGATTCTCAAAATCTTTGGTAGTCATGTTTTTATCTGCATGAAGATTGCTTTGAGAATTGACATCCACATATCTGTCTGTCATTGTTTTCCTCCGTTCATAGCTTTGTCCATACCTAGCTCTTTTAAAGTCGGTGGCATTGGATTTTCACTGGCCTTAAAATATCTTGGTTTGGGTGCAACTTGTTCATCCTTTGCAAATTTAGATTCCTTTATCTCATAAATATCTTTCCATCCACCTGCTATTGCCTTTTCAAGGGCTATCTTCTTAGCTTGAGGTGTGAATTTACGCAACTTATCAAATATCCTGTTAGAAACGCTTGTAGAGCAAGTTGCCTTATTTCGATGTCTAACTGCCCACCATTCAACAATCAGATCAGCATATTCCTTAAGATCACCGGGAATCATGTTTACTGAAATTACTGCTGATGAAAAAGGATCAGATCCATTGGTCAGTGCTTTTGGTTTTCTTTTTGCAGAACTTTTCTTTTTTTGTTTAAGAATTAATCTGATGTACTGGGGAACTGATAATTCTTCTCCCCTTGCTTCATCACAAAATTCGTAAAGATCAGGTTCTAGCCAGATACAAACTTTTTTACTTGACATAAATTTATATATGTTTGTTACTGACAGTAGATGATATTTATTTATATGTCAAGAAATTATTTTGAAAATTTCCATTTAATATTATTTATTATATATATTATTAATATATATATTATTAATATTATATAAATATACTTACTTAATATATATTTCTTTTTCTTTTGGTTCTTTTCTTTTTCTTAAAATTGCCATTCAAGATATAATGATATGTCATATATATTTACATTTATATCAACTATCTGATATATAATAAAGTCAGTTGCTGCTCCTTTGATAGAAATGTCATTGATGACTCTAAATGACAGGTAAATTTCATTCAAAGATGTATACGAGTTCCCATCGAGGATGTCTGGGGAGTCAACGCTTATTTCATGGCGTAATTAACCCATTCATAAGCAATTAGTCACCAGCGCACGGGTGACGTTTCATAATAGAATACCTCCAGACTATTAGGTTTATACCTGGTAGTCTTTTTTATGTTATGTTATATATATCTCATATATTTTGATATCAATGCCAAGACCTAAAACTGACTACATAAGATACGTTTGTAATTTTACTGTCAAACAATACGAAGCTTTAAAAGATAAAAGCGATGAAGAAGGTATCCCCATCGCTCACCAGGTTAGAACTGCTATTAATGAATATATAAAAAATTAATTATCGATGTTGCCAAATAGTATTTTCTCCATAATGAAGTCTATGAAACGGAACATAACATTTTATATCGGGATTAACAAAGGCAACTCTTTTTGAAAGTTTGTTTGCTCCGCATCTAATAGTCCATTGTTCTTTTTTAGTAGTACGGCCACACTTTTCACATTTTTTTTCTTTCCATGAAAGATTAAAAACTGTATGTGAATGACGGCAACAAACACAATGCACTTCACTTCCATATTTACGAGCTTTTTGATATTTTTTTATTTTTGTTCTGTAAATAATATCTACATGAACAATTTCATTAGAATAATCATCGATAAAAAAATCTATGTTAGTACGTCTAGTCATTTTTTAATCTCCAAATAAGGTGTTTTAGTTTCATACAGATCTTTATTATGATCCCACCAAAGATCGATAATATATTTTTGACTACCGAAAAAATAACCTCTATCTGATTCTTTACATTCTTCAATGTAGAACTCTATAAAAGGTTCATAATAATCTGGGTTAAGATTATTATCTTTAGCTAATTCTTTAGCAGCATCAGAACAATGCTCTTCAAACTTTTCATTGATATAGAGATTGTCATAACTATCTAAAGTTTGCTGTTCTAGTGGGTTGTCAATCATTTTCGTTAGCGAATTTTCGTGTATGTTATTTTTTAATGAAGTATTTAAGTCTATCTTCATACTTCTCGATATTGGCTAAAGTTTCAATATCTTCATTATCTTCGTAATCATCACAATACTTATCGTATTGCTCCATATTACGTCTAAACATCCTTTCTGATAGTTCATGTTTTTCTTGATATTCAGATACTGCATCAAGCCTTCTTTCCTCTTCCCAGGAGACTATATCAGGTTCATTAATAACTTCATCATACCAACCATAAAAAGTTGATTTATGAACATCATCAAATTCTCTCATACATCTTTTAATTACTTGATTCCTATTACGTTTTTTCCTGATAAGTTCTTTCATTCTTTCTCTACAGGATTCTTTATTAGGATTTTCTTTTACCATTATTATTTTTTATCCTCCTGTCCAAATAACTTGTCATATTTTTTAGATAGCATCTCTTTATCTTTCGCAGCTCTACATACTTTCCAGGAGTTATTTTTGGTATTACTATCTATATCTTTTTGATATAAACTAATATCCAAAGCTAATTTCTTTGATTTTTCCTTAAGAAGTTCCATACCATAACCATATTCATCGGAATCTTGCTCCAGATCCAATTTATTCCATGAAATATGAAGTAAATAAATTAAATAAAGATTATGGTCAATTTTTTGCTCTAATTTATCTATCCTATCTATATTTTTATGATGGATTTTAACAGCTTCATTTTGTTGTTTTTCAATCCATTTTTGTTTTTTTGTGTTTTCATTCATAATTAAATGATATAAGGTTATGTATTTATGATATCATATATTTAGTAAACTAATCAAATTTTCGCCCTAATTCGCCCTAATATGAGCTACATCAAACAATTCATTCATGATCATGACATTCATAGCGATAAACAGCTTAAAAAACACCTGTCCAGGATAAATAAATCTAAATTAGATAATAAAAATTTAGATATCCTGGTTAACTTACTTTTAATTAACTATTTAAAATCTAAACATTAACTAGTTTTTTATTCCTGTTAATAAGTTTTAAAGCTTCCCCGGCCTTGCTTCCTTTTTCTTGCATCCCATGTAATAATAATGCAAAGGGTTTATTACCAAAACACAGGGAATCATCTTTATCAATTTCTAATCCAAGTCTTTTTGCTTCATCTTCACTAAATACAACTTTCGAGTACTTAGGGAAATATCCTTTATCGATAAGATGGTCATAACGTCCACCATAGGATGCAACCATATAGAAATTGTTAGGCAGTAACACTTCCAGGAATAAATTAAGACTCTTGCTGTAGCAATAAAACTTAATCCCCGGATTTAACTTTGCTACATTTATCCAGGCCTGCAAATATAATAAATTATCAAAATCCCCGGATTCATGAATTCTAACCTTAGTAATATTCTTTTTATTAATTTGAATATTCCAGTTAATTAATTCAGTTAATCCTATTAAGTCACTATTTAAAACATAACTTTTAATTATCTGATAATTATATCTTCGGGCATTAAATACGTTTGGATAACGTAATTCTTCACTTGCCGCAAAGCAAGTAAACATATTTTCATTACCTCGATTTAATACTCTTTTATTATCTTTCAAAGTTACCCAAGCCTTACAGGAATTACTCCCGGGACAGGTGATCCCGGCCGGGTGGCTATAAACTAAAGTGTCTTTTCCTAGTTTCTTGTTACCTTTACCAAATTTTAATTTTTTCATTTTAAATTATCTCCTTTAATATTTTTTTTTAATTCATTAAATTTTTTACTTTCAGCTGGAGATAAACCAGCAAAGTAATTTAAAAGATTATCATCATAATCTTTAAAAAGTTTTTTAAGTCTTTGATCCATTTGTTTAATTAAATAAAGTGTTTACGGCCTTTAACCCTAACGGCCTTTAACGGCCTTTAAGGTTTCCAGGAAAGTTGAAACTAAAATAAAATAGTTTCATAAAAGGATATTTTCTAATATCCCTTTAAGTAACTATTATTATTTTTTTAAAGTTTTTTCGTATTCTTTTTTATACTTTTCATATTCTTCTTTAGAAATATCAACTATTTTATAATCATGATTAAAAGGTTGTAACTTGTATAATTTATAATTTTTTTTCATTGTTTTAATTCTCCTTTTCTTTTAAAGTTTCTTTTATTCCTTTTAATCCAAGTGTGGTATCTTCCAAAAATTGGAAATATTCATGAATTATATCTCTTAAATAAATTTCATCTTGTTGACAGTTTTTAACTACTTTATTAACTAAATCAATTCTTTCTAATTCTTCTTTAGTAACTTCAGACCAAATATAACCACCACCGAAAAAATATAAATCTATTCCCGTATATTTTTTACTTGGTTTAAGATCCCAATTTAACCATTGTTGTCTTGATTCTTCACAACTTTGATTTTGATAATACTCTAATACTTCTTTAGCAACTTCTAATGTGAAATATGGATTGCTCCATCCATTCCACGTTGAACCATCCGAAAATCCTTGAAAGATTTTATCGTCTTCAATTTGAAATTTTGTTAGTTTCATTGGTTTAATTAAATAAGTTTTTAGTTACGTTTTTAGAAATTACATAATTATATAATTCTTTTAATCCTTTCTCTATTTCTTCTTTTTTTTCTCCGATATATTCAAAGTCACAGACTAAAATATAATGTCTATTATCTTTTAGAATTTCATACCAACTACCAAAGGTAAATACTCTTACACTTCTTGTAGGTGCTACTTCTTGACTTGGTAAAATACAATCTATTGGAATTTGCATAGATTCTAATAAATCATAATTTTCTTTTATAAATGGAACATCATAATAATGATTTTTCCATTCTTCAAAACTTGGTTTTTTCATTTTTTTAATTAAATAATTTTGAATAAAAAAAAGTAAGTCATTTAAGACTTACTTATTGGATGGTTGATAGATTCTTTTTGTAATAAATCTGATTCTGAAATTGTAAATAATTTCTCAAATAAATTATTATAAAAATCTTTTTTCTTATCTCCTCCATTAACTATGAAATCAGTAGAAGAATTTACAGCAAGAAGAATTATATTGTATTCTTCAAAGTTTAGAAATTTTTTCATGATTAGATTTGATTAATAAATTTTTGAGCGTTTACAATTTCAGCCAATTCCAATTCGGTTGACTCTTTTAATTCTTGATCTTGATTAAAATCTTGATCAAGTTTTCTTTCTTCAATCAATTTGTATTGATCGCTTAGCATTTGACTTATATATTCAATTGCTAAATCTTTATTGAAGTTATCCATAATTAAATTTGATTTAATAATGTTTGTACTTGATTAGTCCTATCTTCCAATCTTGTTTTAAGTGTGTTACTAATTGTCAATCCTTGCCAAACAAGAATTAAAAAACAACTTAGAAAAATAATTGATCTTGTCATGATTAATTAAATGAAAGTGAATAATTTTAATGTGTTTAGCTTTATTAGCTTTGTAAAAGCTTAAAAGCTGACTTGCTTAGATTTATCAGTTAAAGATAATTAAGCTTGTCTGAAAGGATTTAAATACTAGTAAATATTTATATCCTTACTATTAATTATATCAAAATATATCAAATATAACTATGGATATTAAAGAAATTTTTTATTTATTTTTTATATCTCCGGGGGGCTAGTTGCAAATTTATTTTTATTTTTTGCGTGCGTGGGTAACTTAAATATATTCTGAGTAAGTTTATTGCTTTGGTTCTATGCGAATTGCAAGTTCTGGAGCTTGAATGTTAACAGTTTCTACGGATTCACCAACTACTTTTCCTAGGGAATCGAGGATTTGAGCAGCAGTTTGAAGTTGACCTTTAGATATGGCTTTGTTGAAGAGTCTCATACGCATTGCTTGTAAGCGAGGGATCATTTTATCTCTTTCTTTAAGCCAATCTTCATCATTCCATTCTTTAACTTTTTTCCAGTCTTGCCAACCTGTTACTAATGATATGCCTTCTTTTTGAGAATGTTCTATGACTAGTTGACGAGTTGTTTTACCTTCTAGCTGTTTTGAGTATAATCTTTGGCAACGAGCTTCTATAACTGCTCTTGAATTAGAACCACCTGTATATTTTTGAACACGAGGTTTACGTTGAGGAGCTGGTAGATCGTAGTTTAAATTATTTATGAAGGATTCAGCCACGATAGAGGTTGTGATGGGGGTTATTATTCTGATAATAGCCTTAAAAGTATGAAATGCGAAAGAAAATGAGTAATATTATGAAAAAAA